ACCATCTTTTACTGCCTCTTCCATGAGGCTTTTGTATTTAGGTATTTCTCTTTGGTATTTTTTCTCGGGTTTTAATGAAGAAAAGGTAGTTGTAAACTTTTTTTCGCCTCTACAGTATGCAATGTAATCGTCAAGACTTTTATATTGCATATCATGCATATGCTTTTGACGCATAAGTTTGTTGTGCTTACGCCATTCGATAGTATATCTTTCGATATCTTTCTGTGTTAATGCTTTTTTCTTACGTTTTTTTGTGTTTATGGTGCTCAAACCTTGAGCTAAATGCATAGTCATAAAAAACCTGCCTTTCTAATATTACTCTATTAGTATAGCAGGTTTTAGATTTATGTCAAGTTGTTATTTTGCCATTTTAGCAACGGCAGCATCATACTCGTCTTTTGGAACATAACCACTTTCTAGCAGTTTTTGTCTATTAGCAAGGTGTTGTTCTTGTATGTCGTCTTTGCTCTGCCCGTGATATGGAACGGCGTGTCCTTCTCTAATCATTATGTTACCCATAAAGTCCCAGCTGTCGGTTTTAGCATCATAAACTCTAAACTTGCCAAGAATACGTCCAAACTTGCCTTTTGATTCATCTCCAGGCTTTTCTGTAACTAGAGTTTGCTTTGAACCTTTCTTCAATGTTTCAGTAACAAACTTTTTAGCAGCTAAACCAAAAACTTTTTCAACTTTATCTCTTGTTCTAGATTCTGGCGTGTCAATGCCGTGTACTCGAACACGTTCATTTCTTAACCACATACCAAAACCTAAGTCGATATCAACATCAACAGTATCACCGTCAATTACTTTTACTATAATACAATTATATTCGTACATTATCTTCCTTGCCCCCTATATTTTTTAAATGAACGTTTTTTTGCTTTGTTCATTGTAGCCATAGATTTTGGCCTATTACCAATCGAAGTTCCTTTCTTGATTGGTTCATGTTTAGACTGTGCGACTGCTTTTGCCATTTTGTTAACTCCAAAAAATAATATACTACTATTTATAATATTATACTATATTTGGCATAGTGGGGGAATAACTCCCCCACCGGGTTCTTAAGGATAAAAAGGATTATTCCTGACATAATCAGGCAAATCTACTTGTTTCTTTTCTCGCACATAGTTTTTCTCTATGGGAGATAGATATTTTTTCTTAAGAGTTTTTTTGACCGCACGTTTAAATTGTGCTATTTGATATTGAGTCATAACATCTCCTAAAAGATGCGTTCCTTCGGTATCATTACCTACTTCCGTCTGTTTCCAGATGAACGTAATTAATGCGTTCCTTCGTCTTATGACTACTTCCGTCCTTTTAGGATGAACGTATTATTATTTATTATCTAAATAAATTCGTAACAAAAACTCGTCGAGGTCCATATCTAATAAACCTTCATAGGCTTCATACATTCCATTGTCTTCTTCGTCAATATCGTCGTCAATGCCTAATAATTGACAGAGTTCTTCCTCTTGTAAGGATTCTTGTAGTTGTGCTGAGGTCCATAAAATTGAACCTACCATTAGAAATACACAAAGATCAGGTTCTGTTATATGATGTTCTGTAATAAATTCAAGGGCAACGTTTTTGCTGTCTTGATATTTTGAAAATCTTTTACTTTTTTGTTTGAAATATTCTTTAGTTTCTTTAGATATGTCCACATAGATACCTTGAAATATAGTGCCAGCACTGGGTGCTGGCAATATACCTTACATAGCGTTTTTCTTTTCTATGATTTCTTTTCTGCGATCTTTAGTTAATTTACCTAAATCGCCAAGTGCTTTACGAGCACGAGTAGCCGCAGCCTTAACACCTTTCTCATCAAAAGTTTCTGCTTCTTTGAGATAGTTGTTAAACGCTTGTACTATTTCTTCGTGTAAAGTCATTTTATTCTCCTAAAATAATATCGTGAATCTCTTTCCATGATTGAACTCGAATCACGTCCTTATTATTGTACGATCTATTGTACAAATGATCAACCAGTATTACCTTGTGACCAGCGGATAGTCCTGCTTCACAATTAGCAGGTTTATCCTCAATCCACCAGTGGCCGGGTGAATATTTTTTTAGTTCTTCATCTTTATCTGCTCCTGTCTCTAAACAGGTACAGTTAAAATCAGAACCAAACTCGTTGTCCAAGTTATATCTACGTAGTCTGCCAGCAAATTCATTTGTTGACAAACTGGTGATACCCTGGAATTCAAAACCTTTTTCTATTAGAGATTTAACATATCTTTTTGAATCACGTAAAGGTTTTAAGTAACCAATAGTGCCCGATTCATTAAATTCTCTAGTTAACTCTTTGCCTTTGTCTTTGTCAATATTAAACATTTCTGCTATGTTATAGACATCAGGATTTAAAACTGTGTAACCTTTTCTATCCATAAACTTTAGGAAAGAACTTTCCCAGTCGAAAACTACTCCGTCAATGTCTGTCAGAATTGTTTTCACTTTACTTAACTAGGCTTAGGCCTGTAGTGCTTTGAATATAGTTTGTTGACATTTCCTTTTCTGTTTTCATTACAATTAAAATTAAATCTTTGTTGAAAGGAAATTTTGATTCTTGGTCTACAGTAAACATGAAAGGTACTAGACCCATTCCTTGCTGTGTGGCAGTTAGGGCCAATGGTTTACTGAGTACAATTTGTTTGTCATCTTCTGATAACAGTTTGCCTACTATTTCGTCGCCTGTACTTAATTTAATACTTACTATGTCTTGTTCTTTGTATGGTGTTTCTAATAACATTTTATATCCTATTATCCGTCAATTTCTACATCTTGTTGATTATTACCGCCTAGTCCAATGCCATGTCCGCAATCTGCTCTATCATCTAGAGATGCTATGATTTCATCATTGCCAAATACTTTTTTATTCCCGCGGGTAATTTCAATGTCAATACTGCCAAAGTGAATACCATGGGAGTCAACATCATACCCGTCTAAAACCACAGGTTGATCATTTGCAAAAATATCTGGCTCTGCTGGAAAATTAATACGGCTTCCACTGCCGTCAATTCTGTCTCCTTTGATTGCTATTACTGGCATAGTTTTATCCTACTAGTTTTTGAAACTCTGTGAAGCCACCAATCTTGTTTCCGTCAACAATAATTTGTGGGAAAGTTCTTGCTTCTGGAAAGATTTCAAACAGTTCGTCTCTAGTGAAATCTTCATCGAGCATTTTGTAAGTGTAATCAAATCCTTTTGATTCGGCTAAGTTTTTTGCTTGTACACAAAAAGGGCAGGCCGGCTTACTGTAAATTTCTACTTTCATTTTATCTCCTATACTATTAATTATGCTTTTTTTAGGTTATATTGCGTAATAATGACTTATTAGCACATAAATTGCTACATAAGTTAGATAATGTAAAAGTTGATCTATTCCGTGTATAACCCAAAACCCTCTATCAGTTTTTTCAAAGTTATACAACTTCCACAGATTACTTTTTACATAATCAATGTGATAATGCACAATATAATCAATTATTAAAGCTAGTATAGCAGGAAGTATGCCTACTGTCAAGTATATAACTCCTGACCCTATACCATGTTGAAGTGAATGCCAAATGCCTCCCCAAGCACCGTACGTGCCTTTATGCTGTATCATGTAGGAGGTTTGTAAACAGTAATCGATTACAAAATGTTTAATTATAAATGCTGTTAAAAGAGCAAGTTCCACTTATAATTTAAACCCGCTGAGTACGTTTTTATCAACGTCTTGTTTGATACCGCCTATAATATAACTTTCTACTTCTGTTTCTTGAGGTGCTACTTGCACACCTGAACTAGAAAGCCAATGCTGTGTCCAAGGTAAAGGGTTTGTGTTTACAGGTGCTTCAAATATAGTATCGTACCCTAGTGCTTTGAGTCTTCTATTTGCAATGTATTCTACATACTTGCCTAACAGTGTTTCGTTCAAGCCAATAATAGAGCCGTCTTTAAATAGATACTTGGCCCAACGCTTTTCTTCTTCTACGCACTCGCGCCACATAGCGTAAACTTCTTCTTCGCACTCTTTTGCAATCTTTACCATTTCTGGATCGTCTTTTTTATTCATCCAGTTTTTTAAGATGTGAGTACTAATTGCAAGATGCTGTGCCTCGTCTCTAGCAATCAACGAAATAATTTTAGCACTACCTTCCATTAATTTAAGCTCGCCAAATGCAAACGTACAAGCAAACGATACATAGAAACGCAAACCTTCTAGTATATTAACATTCATCATAGCAAGGAACAGTTTCTTTTTCACATCATGCATATTGCCTTTCTTTTGGTAAAAGAATTTGTCAGCCGCATCTGTAAAAGCATCATAGTTTTTTGTAACTGACTTAGCACGTTCTATAATTTCTTGATCGTCTAGAATAGTATCAAACACTTCACTTGGATCTGCATACACGTTTTTCATAATATGAGTATATGAACGTGAGTGAATAGTTTCAAAGAAGTCCCAAGTAACAATGCACCCTTCTAGTTCAGGAATACTTACGTGAGGCAAAAATGCTAGACACGGTCCGCGTCCTTGTACACTGTCTAGCAGTGTTTGGTACTTTAGATTACTTGTAAAAATATGTTTCTGTTCTGGACGAAAAGTTTCATAATCAGCACGATCTTTTTGTAAACTTACTTCTTCAGGACGCCAAAAGTAGCCAAGCATGGTTTGATTAAGTTTATCAAAAACAGGAAATTTAAACACATCATATCTCTGTGTATTACCGGCTTTACCAAAAAACATATTTTGCTTTGTAAAATCTACTTTATCTCTGTTAAAAACTGTGCGTCCCATAATTTTGTCCTTGTTTTAAATTGCACAGGCTTCGCAATCTTCTGCGTCCTGTTCCGGTAATTCCTGTTGTGATTGAGTATTTATTTCTATCGGTTCATCTACTATGTCGTCGTCAGTTTTGTAATCATAAGTGTTCTGATAATATGATGTTTTCCAACCTAACTTGTATGTTGTAAGCAAATCATTAAACATAACACTCATTGGCACTTCGTTATTTTCGAACTGTGTTGGGTTGTAACTCCAGTTGCCTGAAATGCTTTGATCAAAAAACTTCTGCATAACTCCTACAATGTTTATGTAACCTTCATTGCTAGGCATATCCCATAACAATGTGTAGTGATTTTTAAGTGTTTGATATTGTGGAACAATTTGTTTTAAAGGTCCTTTCTTTGATTTCTTAACACTTAAATATCCACGCGGTGGTTCAATTCCATTTGTAGCATTAGATACTACGCTTGAACTTTCGCTTGGCATTTGTGCAGATAGGGTAGAGTGACGTAGTCCATGTTCTTTTATATCTGCTCTTAATGCTTCCCAGTCATATTGTAACTTCACATCTACAACATCGTCAAGATCTTTTTTGTAGTGATCAATTGGTAACAAGCCGTCTGAATATTTTGTACGATCAAAGTAATCACAAGCACCTCTTTCTTTTGCAAGAGTGTTTGATGCTTTTAATAGATAATATTGAAAGGCTTCTGTAAGTTCGTGTACTAATTTCCAACTTTTTGGATCTTCATACTTTGCATGATGTTTAGCAAGATAATGTGCTAAACCTATATACCCAACTCCGAGAGACCTTCTTGCCTTTGTGCTACGCTCGGCTGCTTCAACTGGATATTTTTGATAATCAATAATTTCTTCCAACGCTCTAACAGCAAGGTCGCATAGTTCTTCTAGGTCTTTTACATCTTTAATTATGCCTACATTAATAGCACTTAGAATACATAGTGCAATTTCGCCTTCGCCATCAATATGCTGTAGTGGATCTGTAGGCAGTGTAATCTCTTGACAAAGATTACTCATAAACACAGAGTCTTTGAATGAGCTATGTGTGTTAGCATGATCTACATTCATAATGTAGATACGTCCTGTTTCTGCACGTTCTTTGATAAGATCAGAAAATAGTTCCATTGCTGGAATAGTCTTTTTCTTTATACTGGTTTTTCTTTCGGCTGCTTCATACAGCTCTTTGAATTTCTCTGGATCACCAAAATATGCTTCGTATAGTCCAGGAACTTCGTGCGGCGAGAAAAGAGTAATATCTGCACCAGCCAGTAATCTTTCGTACATAGTTTTGTTCAACTGGATTGAGTAATCTAGTTTACGTACACGATTGTCTTCTGTACCTTTGTTGTTTTTAAGAACAAGGATGTCTTCGATTTCTAAGTGCCATAGTGGAAAGTGTACAGTTGCTGAGCCACCACGTACACCATTTTGTGTACAGCATCTTACGGTAGATTCAAACTTCTTAAGAAACGGAATTACT